CTGTAAAAGGTGATGTTGGACAGGTCAAATTTGATGACGGTGGTTCTTCAGTAAACCCTGTACTTGGTACAAGATCTTGGTCTATGTCTATCACCAAAGATACACAGGAAACAACTGTGCAAGGTGACACTTTTAAATCTTTTGTTGGTGGACTCATAGAGGGTGAGGGTTCGGCTGAGTTAGTTTATGACGCTGCGGCATCTGGTGAAACAGCTACCTTTGTTGATGGTGTATTGACTACAGGTGACGCTGGAACAGCCTCTTTTGAGCTTTTTCCTGATAGTGCAAGTGGAACAAAGAAAATAAGCTTTAGCGGTTTAATTACAAATTTTGAACAAAGTTCATCTATGGGTGATGTAAACACAATTAGTATTACATTCAAGCCATCTGGCACTATTACATCAGCTATCTAATTAATTTATGGCAACTCAAAGATCAGCAGACATATTACTTGGAGCATTTCAAGATGAAATGGTCACAAGAAGAAAATTTGATGTAAAAAACTCAAAAGATGAAGTCATAATGACTTTGTACTTTAAACCTATTACCAGATATGCAAGAGTCAAAGCACAACAACTAGCGGGTGCTAATGCTGATGCTTTAGTTATATCAACCCAACTTCTTTGTCAGATGGCAGAGAAAGAGGATGGAACTTTAGCTTTTGATATGTCAGATGCCCCTATTCTTCAAAGACAATTACCAGAAAAAGTTTTAAATGATTTAGAACTTTTCTTGAATGATATTGAACTAGATATAAATACAGCAAAAAAAGAATAAGCGGGGATGCTTGGCTTAGATTTGAGTTTTTCCTAGCAACAGAACTCGGCAAAACAGTTCAAGAACTGAGACTCAACATGACAGAGGCAGAGCTTATATATTGGGCTGGATATTATGAAATAAAAGCTGACGAAGAAAAAAAAGCTTTGCAACGACAAAAACGCAATTCAAGGTAATATATAATAAAGGCTTTTTTTATTTGTGGCACAGGCAAATGTAAAACTTACTGTTGATGCTAGAGGTGCAACAAAAGCGTTACAGGATGTCAATAATAAAACAAATAAATTACAAAAGTCTTTTGGTGGGTTAAGAACTGCGATTGCTGGAATAGGAATAGGATTACTTGCAAGAAATACGGTCAAAACTACAGCGAACTTTCAAGCTCTACAAATACGAATGAGAGTTCTTACTTCAGAATTTGGAGAGTTTGCACAAGTTCAGAAACTTGTCACTAAAGCACAAGATAAATTTAACTTGTCTATTGTAGAGGCGACTCAAGGTATTACTGATATTTTTGCAAGATTAAGACCTTTAGGAGTTTCTTTAAAAGATATTGAAACTACATTCATGGGTTTTAATTCTATTGCGGTAGTTGCTGGATTAAATGCACAGGAGGCCAGTGCAGCGTTTACACAGTTAGCTCAGGGTTTAGGCTCTGGACGTTTGCAAGGTGATGAATTTAGAAGTATTGCCGAGCAAGTCCCACAGTTATTAAAAGCTATTTCTGACGAGACAGGGATAGCCACAGGAAAACTTAAAGATTTCGCATCAAAAGGCTTATTAAAATCTGACATTATTATTAGAGCCTTATCAAAATCTGCTGAGGGTTTAGGAAAACAAATAGACGATATTATTGACGAATCACCAGCACAAAAATTTAAAAAATTAAACAATGAATTATTAGAATTACAATTAACTCTTGGATCAAAACTGACCCCTGCTTTGGCAGACGGAGCAGTGGCATTAGCTTCATTAGTTGAGGGCTTTTCAAATTTCATTGATAGTGAACAAGGACAAGTCGCTTTGATTATCACAGGTGTTGTTCTTGCAACTAAAGCTTTAGGGGCAGCGATTGCTTTTGCAACTCCTTTTGTTGTAGCTTTAAAAACTAATCTTGCAACTATGGCTATTGCTGCTGCCGCTGCAAATGGAAAGTTGGGGGCTAGTGCAACATTATCTTTTGCTGCTGCTGGTGGTTTTACAAAAGCGGCTATCGCTGCAAGAGGTTTAAAAATTGCACTTGCAAAATTGGGTATAGGTTTAGTTGTGATTGCTTTAGGCCAACTTGCAGCAAACTTGATGGCTGCGAGAAATGCACAAAAACAATTAAATGACATCATTGAAAAAGGAAGCATAGCAGACATAAAAGAGCAAATTGAAAAGGCAAATGAAAGTATAGATAAATTTAAAAAAAATATTGAAAAATTTGAGAAGAAAGGTTTTAAAGCATTAGCAAAAGGTGAACTTGAAAAGATAGAAAAGGCAAAAATTTTAATTGGAGATTTAGAAAAAGCATTAGAAAAAGCACAGGCTAGAGCTTTAACTAAAGAATTTGAAAAAACCAAAAAAGCCTTAGAAGAAAAAAATAAAGAACTTCTAAAAACCGTAGAAAGAACAAAAATTGCTACTAAGGAAGGCAAAAAACAATTTGACCAAGAACAAAGAAGAATAGAACTGACAGAAAAGTATGGCGAAGAATTAGCAAATATAATTTTAAAGTTGGAAAAAGAAAATGAAAAACTTGAAGAGGGTGCAGAAAAAATTAAGAAAAAACAAGAGGAAACTGACAAATTGAAAGAAAAAATGGCTGCTGTAGGTGAGGAAATCGAATCAAGTATTAAGAATAATCTTAGGGATGCTATAACTGGAGCTAAATCATTTGGTGAAGCAATGACAAATGTATTGAACCGCATTAGAGACAAAATACTTGATGCTCAAATAGACAAGCTTTTAGGTCAATTTGGAGAGAACTTTGGTAAAGGTAAAGACGGAGGAAAAGGTCTTGGAGGATTTCTTGGTGGTATTCTTGGAGGTCTTTTTGCTGATGGTGGTAGGCCACCAGTAGGCAAAGCATCAGTTGTAGGTGAAAGAGGGCCAGAATTATTTGTTCCAAAAGTTGCTGGTACAATTTTTCCAAACAATAAATTAGGAGGCGGAGACAGTATTACAAATATTGTTAATGTGTCAGTAGATGCCTCTGGTAGCTCAGTTGAAGGTGATAATGCAACTTCACAGGAGCTTGGTCAAACTATTGCTCTTGTAGTCCAAGAAACACTTGTCAGAGAAAAACGTAACGGAGGTTTATTAGCATAATGGCAACTTTTCCTAACATCAGCCCTGCATTTGGCGAAACTCAAACTATAGAACAAGATAATATTGTTGTAAAACTTGGTGATGGTTATGAGCAAAGAATAGTAAGAGGACTTGCAGCGAACAAGAGATACCATCAAGTAAGTTTGGTTTTTAATATTTCACAAACAGACGCAGATACAATAAATACTTTTCTCAATGCACGTTTTGATGATCAGGATGCGTTTCAGTACACAATAGGAGGAGAATCATCTGCTAGGAATTTTATTTGTACTCGTAGATCAAGTTCAATTCCTCTTAATGCAAGAGTAACAATGAATTTAACTTTTAAAGAAGTATTTGAACCGTAATGGCTATACCACATTCAGAATTACAAAAAATTAATCCAAATTCAATAATTGAACTTTTTGAACTGGAGCTTGTAGAGGGTTTGCATTATGCAACAGGAAATCCATCTAATGTTCCGACAATTTACAGATTTCATGCTGGAACAAATATTGATAGTTATGCCAATATTGTTTGGCAGTCAAATACTTATGAAAGATTTCCAGTTGTTGCCTCTGGATATGAATATACTGGCAAAGGACAAATCCCAAGACCACAATTAATTATGAGTAATTTAGGTGGTATTACAAGATTAGGGTCTGTAATTCGAGTAACGGATTTATTAGCCTCAGTAAATTTAGTAACTCCACACAATGATTTATTAGATGCAAAACTTACAAGAAGAACCTTAACTGCTGATGCTTTAGATGCTTCTAATTTTAGCGGTGGTACTAACCCATTTGGTACACCAAGTTCAAATGAATTTCCAAAAGAGATTTATTTTATAGACAGAAAAATACAAGAAAGCAGGGATGCTGTACAGTTTGAGTTAGTTAACAGGCTCGATATGCAAAATAAAAGAATACCAGCAAGACAAGTGACAAGAAAAGATTTTGAAGGTGTGGGAACTTTTGTAAATTAATGAATGAATATTGTAAAAAACAAGCTATTGCTCATGCAAAAGAAGAGCAACCAAATGAATCTTGTGGTTTGTTTTTAAAAACAGAAAAAGGATATGAATATTTTAGATGTGAAAATGTTGCCCATGAATTTGAAACAAATACTTTTGTTATTAATCCTTTTGATTATGCAGATGGAGAAGATAAGGGAGAAGTTGTTGGGATAGTCCATAGTCATCCAAATAACATTTTGCAATTTTCAGAACCAGATATTTCTAGTTGTGATGCGATTCAAGTACCTTTTTATTTAGTTTGCCCAGGCTTAGATAAAATGATTGTAATTACACCAAAAGATAATGCTTAAAAAAATAAAAGTTTACGGTGTTTTAAGAAAATATACAGGTCAATCTGAATTTATGGCTGATGTAAGTTCACCACATCAGGCTTTTAGTTTTTTGTTTTGTAATTTCAAGGGTCTTGAGGAGAAAATGGCAAACCAGATGTATTGTGTTCAAGTTGGAGATAAAAAAATTACACAAGATTCAATACATCTGCAGACTGAGCAAGATATAAAAATCATCCCAATTGTTCATGGAAACATATTTGGACTAGTATTTGCAGGCGTAAAATATGTTGTTGCAAAATATGTAAAGAAAAAAATTATTCAGTATGTAATAACTTATGTAGCAACTGATTTAATAGTTAGGGGGGTTAATAATTTAATTTCAAATAATCAGGAGAACCAAAATCAACAATCAAGACAAGATCCACTTGACCCTGCGGCTTTAGCTTCAAATTATTCATTTACAGGGCTTACTAATATCAGCCAAGCTGGTATTCCAGTTAATGTAGCGTATGGTGAAATCTTGGTTGGTTCTATCGTGGTATCAAATGGTATTGATACAGTTCAAGTGGAGGGTACAAACTAATGTCTATAAAAGAATTTAATCAAAGTACAACATTTTCTAATCCTGACTTACCAAGTGGAGCTTTATCTTCAAAACAATTTAATACAATAGTAGAGCTACTTTCAGAGGGCGAAATAGAAGGAAGTGCAACAGCATCAAAAAATGGCATCACAGATAAAACTTCAACAGCTTATATAAACAGTTTTAAAAAAGATATTTTCTTAAATCAAACTCAAATATTACAATCGGCTGCTAGTGTTACAGCACCGAATGATAGTGATTTTAATTTTCAAGATGTTGGTTTTGATTTCAGAGAAGGCACAGCAAATCAAACTTTTATCTCTGGTATAAAAAACATTGAAACAGAAATTGGAATTGGGACTGTTGTTACAACAACAAATCCAGTAACTCATACTGTTAGTCAATCAAATATAAACGCAGTAAGGGTTACACTTCAATTTCCATCAATGCAAGTTTTTAACAATGAGGGTGGTATTGATGGAACAGAGGTGAATTTATTAATAAAAATTATTGAAAATGATGGCACAACTACAACAGCAGTTGATGACACAGTAAAAGGTCGGTCAACAAATGCTTATAACAGAGATTATTTAATAAATTTAAAGTCTGGCACAAGCTTTCCTGTTCAGATAAGAGTTGAAAGAGTAACAGCAGATAGCACAGATTCAAGGACTGTTAATGCTTTCAGATTTTCAAGTGCAACAAATATAATTATGACTCAAAATGCCTATCCAAATACGGCTCATGTTGGTTTGCGTTTTAGTGCAGAGAAATTTACAAGAATCCCAAATAGACGTTATCGAA